GTCCACTAAAACCAGCACCACCTGTTTCATGGAAGGCTGGCATAGATTCCCACACTTGATACATATAAACAGCTCTACGTTTTTGTTCATCAGATAAACCACCAGAGGTATAAGATAAACTTTTAAGCATAGAGACAGAATTATTGTCTCTCCATCTCATATCATTAATATAGTTATCTATTAAAGAAAAATCATTTTGATACCATGTTTCATTAACAGAGCTTGCATCTTTATCTTTATAATAGTTTCTTACAATTTGAACAAATCGTTCATCATCTGCAAGAAAATCTTTATACAAAGGATCTTTACCATCTAGTTCTCGATTAGCTTTAACTTTTTCATTATAGTCAAAAGCTTTTTGTAAAGCTACTTCATTGTTATCTGTTTCTACAGATACTCTGTAAGAGCTAGGTAGTTCAACAATAGCATTACCACGACTATCTTTTTGTTCTAAAACTTTAAAACCTTCGTAGTTTGGTTGTGTCATTATTAATTACCCTTTAATACTTTATTTGGATTAAAACCTGTAGGATCATATTCTGGTAAGCTAAAAGAATCGTTTGTATTTTTAAATGTACTAAGCTCACCAAAATCTATACCTTTCTCCTCTACCTTCGTTTGAACTAGCTTATTATCTAAATTATTTTGTATAGAATTAGCTGTGTCAATATATGATTTAAGATTAATTGGCTCACCACTTACTATAGATGCTATTAACATATTATATTGTTTTGATAATTCATTTAAACTTTCTGTAGCGGCTCTAGCTATTTTTGGATCAACTGAATCTAATCCTCTTGAATAAGAAGTCATTCTATTTTTAATAAGATCTACAACTGCATCAGTTGCTACTTTTCTTTTTGTTGCGGTTAGTTGATTTTGTTTTAATTCAAGTTCGTCTGCTGTTGACGTTTGTAAAAACTTAAACTTTTTATCTTGAAACTCTCTATCTTTGTTCTTGTCTGCTCTATCTAGTGCATCTCTAGCTTTTTGTCTTGCTTCTTGTCGTTCTTCTGCTGCAAGTATAGTAGATTGCTCTCTTTCAAATTTAGCTTGTTCAGCAGCAGCTTGTTTTTTTGCAGCTTCACTTCTATTGTAAGCATTTAAAAATCCTCCTGCAAGTGCGTACAATGCCATCTTATTTCTCCATGTCCATAAATGATTGTTCTTCTTCTTGTATATCAACTTCTTGATTGAGACCTTCTTCTAATGCTTTAAACCCTTCTGGATTTACTTGACTCATTAAAGATAATTTCTCAACATCTTTTTCATATTCTCTATCTTCTGGAAAGTCAGAGAATATTTTTACAGGTACTTCTTTATCTATAGCCATTTGTAAGATCATTGCAGCGAGAGGAACTTTAGCTATCTCAGCAGCATCAGGAGTAATCTTACCTTGTGAAAAAGCTGCAAGAGCAAGTGTGTTTACAACATCTTCAACAGTTGCACCTATTAATAACATATCAAGAATATCATCTCTTGCTGTTTCATTAGTTGTTAATTTTTCCTCAATAGCATCTACAAAGTCATCTACATCTGCATACTCTGGAGGTTTGTTCCAACCCCATTGACCTGTTTCATCTGTTAAAGATTGTAAAGGCGTTGGTCTTCTAAAAGGATCTGGTTGTATCATGTTATCATCCCTCTTGCTTTAGCTGATCGTCTTGGACGTACTTTTGCAACAACACTACTAGGTGTAGATGTTACAGCATTTCCCTCTGAAAATTTTTGCATAATACTTGCTGTCATAAATCTTGTCCATCTTGATTGAGTCTCACCTGTAAGTCTTTCTATTCTACTTATATCTCTTCTTGCTCCTACTTCTGATTCTTTTTCTCTCATTGTTAAAAAAGATAGTGGAGCACTTGGTCCACCTTCTGCATCACCCTTACTAGGAAAAAATCCTTCTTTAATTTTTCCAATCGTATCACCTTTTGTAATGGTGTCAATAATTACATCATCAATAGATCCGGGTATAAGACCTTTAGCAAAGTTTCCTATTGCACTAAATAAACTCATTTATATTCTCCTAATCTAATAAGTTAAATATAGCATTTCCTAAACTACTTTGAAAATTATCTTTTACAGCTTGGTTATAGGAACTTATATTTGCATTAATTTGTGTTGATAACATTGCAGCATCATGTGCTCTTTGTGCTCTATTTTCAGAAACATTCATTAAGAAGTTTGCTTCATCTCTGTACTGTTGCCACATTCTATTTTGTGCATCTACACTAATACCTAACAATGCTTGTGCATTAGCTTGTTGTGAAGCATTAATGTTTGCAGTATTAGCAGTATTTAATGTTCTTCTCCATAAAGCATTAGACTGATTAATAGCTTGTTGTTGAGCATCAAAAGTACGATCACGTAAATCATTTATACTTGTATTGAACTGTCTCATTGCATTAGTTTCATCAACATTAAATTGATTTTGTGCTGCTAATCTATTAGTATTATTTTGTTCTACTGTTGCACCAAGTGTTTCATAAAATTGATTAACTTGATTTTGAGATGTTGCATTAAAATTGTTTGCAGCATTTTGAGAAGCTGCTTCAGTAAATAATTTTTGTGTTTGTGTTTGAAAATCTAATGTAGCTGTTTGTTGTTCATTTGTTAAATTCTGTGTATCTATAGATAAGAAAGCTCTACTGTTACCTACTAGTGCTGTCATACGTGCATCAAGATTAGCACGATCCATAGAAGCAAAGACAGCAGCATTAGCCAAAGCTGATTGCTGTTGATTATTTAAATTTTGTAATTGTATTGTAGAAAACTTATTTGCATCTGCTACAGCAATAGGCATAGCTGATTCTTGTAATGCTTGTATCATAGCAGCAGAAGCTATTGAAGAACCTCCTAAACCACGTTGTTGCATTATTGAAGATACAACTCTTACTGGTCCAGCAGCCCATGCAGGTAATTCTCCACCTGTTTCAATACTGTTATAAAGTTCTCCTAATTGAAACTGAACTGTACCTCTATTATCTAACTCTTGTGTTGCAGCAGTAGCTAAAGAATCAGCACTTACTTGACCTTGTGCTTGTGCAACATCTACTAATGATTGTGTAGATAATTGTCCTACGGCTGCTTGTGCTGTAGGTAATGTTGCTATTTGTTGTGCTGAAGTTTGTGCTGCTGTTTGAGGAGTAGGTGCTGTTACAGCTAAATCTGTAGTAGGAGCAAGTGTTGCTTGTGTATCAAGAGGTGCAAGTTGTGTAGCAGGTGCAAATAATTCTTGTTGTTGTACCTGTTGTTGAATAGGAGCAACTTGTGTTTCAGGACCAAGACTAAAACCTCCTTCTCCTACTGGACGTTCTCTAAGACCTGCTGTAGCTTCTTGTTGTCCTATGACATCTGCAAATCTTTGTTCCAATACGTTACCACCTTCTTGCATTGTCATAGGTGGTTTAATAAGTTTTAATCTTGCCATCATATATTCCTAATTTGATAATTTATTAAAATCAATTATACGTTCCCAACCGTACCCTGTAGTAACATCTTGTATGCTTCCTGTAATCTTATCTAAATATAACATATTCCATGTACCATCTTCTTTATGAATAATAGATAATACAGAACCATTATATGCTATTCCTTTAGAAACATTGTCTTCTTGAATCCAAGTATTACCTGTTACTGGAACACAAAAAGTATTTGGTCTACCTTTAGGTGTAAGAAGTAAAGACCATTTACCTTGTAAGTTTACAGTTATAACAATTAAAGAGCCTTCGTCTATTCCTTGTTCAGCTATTTTCTCTCCAAAAGAATTATCTAAACTTTCTAGTATAGCTGCTCTTTCATTACACATAACTTGACCTTGAACAAAGGTAGGGTAAGCAGCAACTACTACAACAACGATCCAAATAAATATTAAATATGTTGTAACTTTATTCATTTTTTAGTCTGCATCTGCAACTGTATTGCCAGCATTAATCCATGCTTGTACTTTTTGATATTCAACATTTCTAGCATCTAATGGAACTGAGTATTTTCTATCATTTGTATCTATCACAATGTAAGATGTATTTTTTGCTGAACCACCAGCTAATGTTGTCGCATCCCATTTTACTGATTTTACTTGCATCATAATTTTTCTCCTTACCAGATTTCTGCTAGATATTGCATATTACCACGAGAACCAGAAGAAATGTGGACATATCCAGCACCTCTTGTTCTGTCATCATCATAATCCCATTTCATTGTGCAATATTTAACTAATGTTACTGTCGCATCTTGTCTTGCTGATGACTGGATAGTAATGGTAGGATTACTGGAGTTTGAATTTGCTCCATCAGCAAAAGCATAAGTTCCTACTTCGGTAAATGTTGGTGTAGTTCTCATACCCATACCTAAAGGAATATTTCCAAATGCCGCACCAGTAGAGTTATCACCAGCAACAGTAACCATTTCTGCATTGTACTCAAAAATTTGATAAAACCTCTCGCAATTCATTTGTTGTACGTGTCTTTTTTCACGAACAAATGCTGTGGCTTCATCACCTTTTTCTAATTGCACATCTGTTATAAATAAAAAATGTCCAGCAGTTGTATCTGTAACATCACTCCAAATAAACACAACAATGTTCGCAGCACTACTTGTATCAACTGTTGCAGTAACTGAATATTTAGCAAAGCTAGTGGTTACACTTAAATTAGCTGGAGTATTTTCGTAAGTGTAATTACTTGCTAGTGTAGGATTAGTATCTTCTGTACCCCAAGCTGCAATCATATCATCAGTTAAATCATCTGCTGTTGATGACCAAGCAATAATAGCACACTTAACATTATCTAGTTTAGAGGCATCACTTACTTTTGCTTGAAATGATAAAGTTACTTCGTTGCCAATTAAGTCTTGGCAATCAAATGATTCTATCGCTTGTGCTACACCAAATTTTTTATTAGCAGTTTCAACATCTAGTTTCATAGAATGTAAACCTGCATTACTTGGTACAGTTGTATCTTGGCTAACGTCAATAACATCATTAGTATCAGAAAATATTTTCCATCTGTCAAGACAAAACTCAGTATCGTTGTTTGCTAAATCAGAAACACTGTTGGTACTGCCAGTCATATTTCCACGTTGATTTATAGCCATATCACCATTAATTATAGCATTGCCTGTAGATAATGTAGTTGCTGTTGCTGCAGCTGCTTCAGCAATAGTATTTGCACCAATTCTTGCCATTTTATGTTATCTCCATAACTGATACTGTTACATCAACAGCACCACTTCCTGTTACTGTTAAAGAATCTGTTGCTTCCATAACTAATTTTGAACCACTTAAAACTGCTAATGTGTCATTGGCTGGTATTGCTGTAGCTGTTAATATCTCTACTGTTTGGTTGGATTCGTTATTTGCACCTGCTCTTGAACCTGTATCTGAAGTAAGAGTTACAGTTGTAGTAATAGCACTTCCTGTAGTGTTACCTATTGCACATCCTAAAACTATTGCTGTGGTGCTACCTGCTACTGTATAAATTACATCAGCACTTGTTACGCCAGCCTTAGTAATTACTTTAAATGTATTTGCCATGTTGTATCTCCTATCCTAATGCAATGGCTAATGCTGTCGCTTCTAAAGCAGCATACGTTGAAATATCTGAAGCTGGTATTTGTTTTGTTGTTGTACCGTCAATTATAAGAATAGCATCTGCGTCATCTATGGTAATTGATGATGTTGATTTAGCAGAACCATCTAGTAAGTTTAATTCTGCTGCAGTTGAGCCTACAGTAGTTCCACCTATAGAAAGTGCGTCTGTTTCTAACGTACCATCAAAATCACCATCAACAGCATCTATATTACCTTTAAATATTGTCGCACTTACTGTACCTGTACTTGGATTATAAGCAAAATCACCATCTGATTCTAATCCAACATTTCCTGTTGCACTTGCATTTTCAATAAAAGTTATAAGATTTTCTTCGTTTGTGTTTTCATTATCTGCTACACTAACATGAGTTGCATTTACAGCAGTAGTTGCGTTAGTTACAGTAACTCCTGCTATAACTGTATTTAAAGCACTTCCATTAACTGTTATAGCATCTGCTTCTAATGTTCCATCTACATCTACATCACCAGATATATCTAATTCTGTTGCTATAATTTTATCATTAAATGTAGCTGCACCTGCTGCTGACATATCTAATGTTAAAGCTGTTATATCAGCAGCGTCATCTGTTCCTTTAAATATAATATCTGCATCACCTGCTTGAGCATCTATTGTAATGTTTCCAGAAGAAGTTGCAATAGTTACAGCTCCATCACCAGCAGCTATATCATCAGCTGCAACAGCACCACTAATAAAAGTATTTAACTGAGAGGCTTCAACATACTTTGTAGTACCTCCATCATCAACAAGAAGTTTATCTCCAGCAGCAATAGTTATTCCTGTACCATCTGTAGCACCATCTATTTGAATAGCAGCAGCACTTACTTTATCGGCTGTACTAATAGTAGCTAGTTTTGAATCTGCTATTGCAGCACTTGAATTAATATCTGCATTAACAATAACATCACTTGCTATTCCAAATACACCTGCATTGGTAAGAGTAACATCTCCACTTGGTACAACAGGATTATAATTTGTTCCATCAGCTACCATTATAGCTGTATCTGTATTTGTTCCTAATGTAATATCATCTCCTGAAACTGTTAAATCACCAGAGATTGTTAAGTTACCAGCAGAACTTAGAGACATCTTTTCAGCAGCAGCTTCAGAAGCAGCCGTTCTAAAACTTAATTTTGTAGCATTGTTTGAAGAACTAAAGTCTCCTTCAGATACAGCAGCTATTCCAGCAGCAACAAGTATTGCATCAGTACCAGTTGTTTCATCAGGAGCTTGAAAGTCTATACGACCAATTACATCATTAGCAGCTATGTCTGTCTCACCTGTTTGAAGAGTTAAGACTACAGGTTTATCATCTCCAGTTGCTGTATGTTTTAAATTTAATCCTGTATCTGCAACATGAGTAACAGTTATTTCTTGGTCATCACCAAATTTAAGAACAGCACTATCTGAATCTAATAATACATCATCTGTAATTGTAAGATCATTAGCTACAGTTAAGTTACCTGCAACTGCCATAGTTGAGTTGGCAACAGTAGCATTTGGTGTTACAGTTAAATGAGTTACATAAGTACCAGCAGAGTTTATGTCATTACCTAATGTTAATGTTCCACCATCTGCAATGTTTAATTTCCATTCATCACCTGCATCATCACCTTCATCAGCCATTAAAGTGATAGCTAATCCTGCACCTTCTGTTGCAGCTATCTTTAAAGAGTCTGTTGTAGTTTCATCATAACTTATAGCGACATTTGAATCTGTACCAAATATTAATTGTTCATCATCAACAATCATTATGTCATCAGAGAACTTAAATTGATCCTCATCTTCCATCCATGTTAAAACACCATCAGATGTTTCTCCATCAAATGTTACTGTTATATCTGTTCCTGATGTAGCATCACCTATTGTAATTGATGTTCCTAATAACTTAGTTATTGGTCCACCTTCAGCAGTTGTGCCATCATGTGTATGACCTGTTGAAGCAGCTGCAAATGCTAGTAACTGATTAAACTCGTTATTAAAATCAGCAGCATTGATGATTTCACCATCAACAATTTCTGTGCCACTTTGCCTTGTATATGTCGCACCCATTACTGTCTTCCTCCGGGAGTAAATTCTAATTGATATGAGTGTAAAGTGAACGGAGCATTTGAACTGTTGTGATTTACTCTAACAGCTACTAAAAATCCTGAACCTTCAATCGCTTTTCTAAAAACTGGATTACCACTTGATCCATAAACTGCTGTAGCATACGTTGAACTTGAGCTTCCAAATTGTGCTAAACCACCGGGAGATGAAATATCAAACTCAGCAGGTTGTGCTACATCTTGACTATCTGCATCATAGCGAACTCTTAATGATGCTTCAATAGTTCCTTCTACTTCATAGTTTAAGACAACACGTTGCATAAGTTTTCTTAAACCTGCATCTCCAAGAGATAAATCTGGTGAACGATATATACCTACTATATTATCTCCATCAAAAGTATCACTAGTTGAACTTTCTTGTTGTCTAACATATCCGTCATAACCACCTTCTAAAACAACTTCTATTCCATTAATAAATCCAGAATCCATTGCAGAAGGTTTAATTCCTTTAATATCTGCAAATTCAAAACCTATTGCACCAGAAGGATTTCTTTTTAATGTTGCTATAATACCTCGACTAGCAGGTACAACTGCATCATTACTAGGATAAAATAATCTGTATTGACTTTTTGATCTTACTATAGCAGAAGTAATATTATCTGTTTTACCAATTATTTCAGTAACTCTTCTTTGAATAGTTTTAGAAACTGTTCCTAACTCAACATCACCAATTCTTTCAGTACCAGCAATAGTTCTTAAACCATCTAAAGATAAGAATAATAAATCACCACCAAGTTCTTGAACAGAGAAACCATCAGCACAACCTAGTGTTTGTGTAACAGAGTCTACTCTAAAGTCTGCTATATTACTTCCTGAAATTTTAAATATTTTATCTTGACCAAATACATATAAAATTTCACGAAATACTTTTAAAGCTACAACACTTGTTGGTACACTTATTGATCCTGCTCCATTAGCTGCTGAAAAATCTGTTTCACCTAACGGAGAACTAAAAACTATTTCTTGTGGGTTACTAGACATTCCAGCATAGAACACATGGTTTTGAAAAACTGCTACAGATGCTGGATCTGCTGGTGCTCCTGTAGTGCTAATTAATGTATAGGTACTTCCATCATATGTTGCTGCTTGATTA